TCGGTTCCGCTGCTGGCGGGACTGCTGAGTTCCAGATCGGCGGGACTGCTGTAACGCTGACCGCTGACGATCTGAACGCTCTCGACGCTGCCTCACTCAGCGCAACCGAGCTTGGTTACGCCGACGGAGCAGTGCCGGGTACCGTAGCGGTCAACAAGTTCATCGTGCCGAAGACCGGCAAGGTGATCGACACGCTCGATATTACCTCCCCGATGTTCAACGGGGGGTCAGTCACCGCATCGGCGGCTGAGATCAACTATATCGACACGTCAGTACCGGGTACGGCGATTGCGTCGAAGGCACTTGTGCTCGGCGCTAACAAGAACGCCGACGAGTTTCATACGGCCGCTCTGTATCTAGGAGCGGACGCGGGAACTCAAGTCACCGCTACGGCGGCGGCCCTGAATCTCATCCTCCCGTATTCCGCTTCAGGTAAGAAGCTTGTCTCCGGGACGATGGCAGTCCCGGCTGGCGCTTCAGGAACGGCGTTTGTACCGACCGGCCTGACGGCGGCCGAGTACATCGTCCACAGCCTGAACGGTTACTCGACGGATCTGTCGTTTGCCGATGCGGCGATTACGACAGGCACCGTGACGATGAAGGGCTACTGCCTTGCTGGAACGGCCGCTCTAGCGGCTGGCACGGTCACCTATCTGGCGATCGGAACCTGACATGCCTAGCCTCGCAGAACAGTACGAACAGAAGTACCCAAATACCGGGTGCAGCGAGGCCCAGAAACAAGAGCGCATGGAGCGTCTGAACTTCAAGGAAGAGGCGCGGACGCTCCGGCGCACAGGGAAGAACCGGGGGATTGTCGTCCCCCGGTTGCCCTGGCTTGAGGAGGCCGCATGATCCGGTACAAGGAACTCGTACTAACAACCGGCGCTGATGGTGCAGGTACGGTTACAGACGGGCCGATCAACGGCGAGATCATCGAGGTCTTCTCAGAGGGCACAGCTTGGTCGGCAACGGCTGACTTTACTCTGACTCGTGCAGCGTTCGGCGGGACGATCCTCGCTCTGACGGATGCTCAAGAGCCGTTTGATTACTACCCCCGCGTGGCTCTCGTCTCATCCGCCACGGCTGCGATTACGGATAGCTCCGGTCGCATTCCGTGTGACGGGAACGTGACGCTGGTAGTTGCTGGGGCAGGCTCAGTCGTACCCGGAACAGTGACTGTCGTTTACGACACCCTAGTGAACGGCTAGACATGGCAGGCACGTGGACATACGCCGGCACCGCAGCCGGGACTATAACCACGGCACGAGACAAGGTGCGCTTGGAAATAGGCGACACGGATTCAAGCGCACCTCTCGTGTATGACGAAGAACTTGACGTCTACCTGGGGAACTACTCGAACAGCATCCTGAAAACGGCGGCAGCGGTCTGCGACATGCTCGCCGTCAAGTTCGCCCGCTACTACGACTTCGACACAGATGGACAGAGCTTCAAGCGCTCGCAGATGTCGAAGCAGTATGCCGAGCTTGCCAAGACGCTCAAGAACCGGGCAACTGGGTTGGTGGCACTCGACACTACCCGAGTGGATGGCTACTCGTCAGATGTTGCGACTAGCGACGTGGGCGCTAGCGACGAAAACCCGCGTCAGAAGTACGTCACATTCGGACACCTAGACGATGCGCCATGAGGGGGGTGATGCTTACATGAGGGTGTTGATCCATTCCAACGCCCCGTGGTAGTTGGACTGCCTCGGGATACGGTCAACAAACAGCCATGCTCGCGCCTCGTCTCAAGGCGGCGGGCCATGACGTAGCAATCGCGGCCTTTCACGGCCTCCAGTCGGGCGTCATCACCTGGAACGATATGAGGATCTACCCGAGCGGGTTTGAGCCGTATGGGAAGGACGTACTCATCCCCCACGCTCAGCACTGGTTTGCTGGAGAGCCGGGATTGATTCTGACACTGATCGATGCGTGGGTGCTGCCGGCCGACGCGATGAAAGATCATCTCTGCGCAAGTTGGACGCCCGTCGATGCCTCCCCCGTTCCGCCGCGTGTTGAAGACGCCCTGAAGAAATCAGGCTCACACCCAATCGCTATGTCCAAGTACGGACTGAAAGCGCTACAAGATGCAGGGTTCGACCCGTTCTACGCGCCGCACGCGATCGACATGGGCCAGTTCTGCCCCGGAGATCGTGATGCCGCACGGCAGAAGTTCAGCTGCACGGACAACTTTGTAGTCGGGATGGTGGCGGCCAATCAGGATTCGATTCACACCTCCCGCAAGGGCTGGCCGATCGCGTTCCAGGCATTCGGGGAGTTCGTCAAGAATCACGACGACGCGCTGCTTATGTGTCACACGGAGCTTTTCGGCAGGGCGAACGGGACAAACCTGCCCAAGCTCGCCGAGGCTTGTGGAATCTCGACCGAGCACGTCGCCTTCTCAGACCCCTACCTCTATCGCATCGGCGCATATCCGCCCGAGTATCTGACCATGCTCTACAACGCCTTCGACGTGTTCCTGAATCCGGCACTCGGTGAGGGATTCGGTATACCGATACTGGAAGCGCAAGCTTGCGGCTGCCCCGTGATCGTGACGGACTGCACAGCGATGACGGAGCTTTCCGGGCCGGGATGGCTGGTCGATGGTGAGAAGGTCTGGACGACTCAGGCCGCGTGGTGGAAGATGCCGCATGTCTCGGCGGTCGTAGACGCGCTAGAGGAAGCATACGAGCAGGCGGCTAACAAGCGCGAAGCCGCGCGAGAGTTCGCGCTCCAGTACGACGCCGATCTGGTTTTCGAGAAGAACTGGAAGCCGATTCTTACCGAACTCGAACCGCCGCCGCTGATCAATCCGGCAGACGTGATCGATATCAGGCAAGCGAGGCACGCTCACACCTGGGCCAAGACCGGACTCTACAACCGCGATATGAGCATCAGCGTACCTTGTACCGACCCGGACTGTTCGGCTGAAGGAATCCTGAAAGACGGGCAGCGCACGATTGTGAAAGACGGTTTCAGCATTTCGATCAACGGGATAGACCTCGACATCGAGGACGATCCGAACGGCGCGGTAGCAAAGATCGTTTGCCGGGAGATCGAGCGCGACTACTCCCTCGATTTTGACCTCGTGCCGGGCGACACCGTAGTAGACGTTGGCGCTCACGTCGGCATCGTCTCGATCTACCTCGCCAAGAAGTATCCGGGTGTCAAGGTGCTGGCGCTTGAGCCGGTGCCGGAGAACTACGCGCGACTCTGCCGAAATGTCGAGGCTAACGGGGTCAGTGACTCGATAACGACCATTCCAATGGCCGTTACGGGCGATGGCCGGGATGTGACACTCAGCGGTGACCTCTCACAAAACAGTGGCGGCGTGAGCATCTTTGGAAGTGGCTGCAACGCCTACTCCGTTAAGTCAACAAGTCTCTGTGGGCTGTTCAAGGCGCAGGGCATTGACCGCGTGGCGCTACTCAAGATCGATTGTGAAGGATCGGAATACGAGATCCTGACGCCAGACGTGCTCGCAAAGGTTGACCGTATTCGCGGCGAGTTCCACCGCGTGCCCGATCACGTCCCTGAAGACCTCCTTGCGACGGTTCGCGGTACGGTCGCCGATACGAGGGTATCGGTATGCGGCTGACAATCTGCACCCCTTGGTGGAATCACCTCTCGCTTCTCCCCGACTATGTAGCAGTTGTCAATGCGGGTAAGCCAGATGAAGTGATCGTGATTGACAACGGCTCATCCCCTGACTTTGAGCCGGTCGATATCAAGGTTTCTAACGTCGTGATTCGGAACCGTACCAACCGTGGCTTTTCCCGCGCCTGCAACCAGGGGCTAGTGGCTGCCACGGGTGACGCGGTGCTGTTCCTGAACAACGATGTACGGCTGACCGCCGATCGAGAGTGGTGCGCGAAGGTCAAAGAAGAGATTGCGCCGGGCGTTCTGGTCGGCGCTCACTGGCGCAACGATGAACACACTCAGGTAGACGGTGAGACGATCCCCTACCTTGACGGCTGGTGCATCGGCGGGATGCGGGATGACCTGATCGAGCTCGGCGGCTGGGATGAGGGCTATGCCGAGCCGTCCTACTACGGCGACAACGATCTCTGTGCGCGAGCGGTTGCGCGTGGGTTCGAGCTGATGCAGGTGTCTCTCCCGATCGAACATCTTGAAGGTACCAGCACTCGGAACATGGCTCTCGGGGAAGTGACGCCGCGGAACTACGCGCGTTACGTCGCGCGGGTCAGAGGATTGAGAGTGGCGGCATGAGCGACCTCGGCTGGAAAGCTGATGGGATCGAACGCGCTCGTGCATGTGGCGGCGTTGACCTGGAGATTTACCATCGCCCCGGCTTCAACGGCGGCAAATCAATTCGGCTCGCACAGTCTGGCGGGGCGGGTTCCGGCTTTGAAGCTGGCTTGAACTGGGCTGACGATTGGGAACCAGAGATCGATCCAACTCCGAAAGCGTTTAGATGCGGACGCTGACAGACCTTCCGCTGCACAAGACGCGCTGCCTCGACTACGGCCCGAAGGCACCGGTCCCGGTGTTTCAACACATCTGGGAGCTAACAGCTCTGCTCGATCTCTACAAGCAGCGGCGGCCTAAGCGCGTGCTGGAGGTCGGCACCTTCCACGGCGGCACTCTCTACCACTGGCTACAGAACGCGACTAAAGGCGCGACGGTGGTTAGCGTGGACTCCTACGCCGTCGGCGTGGATAACCGCGATCTCTACCTCGACTGGACGCCGCGTAACGTCAAACTGGTGGCGCTCTGCGGCGACAGCCATGACCCGGAAATCGGGCTAGAGACGTGGCGCTATGGCCCGTTCGATTGGATCTTCATCGACGCCGGCCACCTGTATAGCGAGGTTGAGAAGGACTGGGACATCTACGGTCAGATGGCAGCCGAGGGAGCCGTAGTTGCGCTGCACGACATCTCCCCCCCACACCCGAACCACCCAGAGATCGAGGTCAACAAACTCTGGCGCGAGATACAGGCACAAGGGTACGTGACTCAAGAACTGATCGCCAGTCCGCTCCAGGATTGGGGCGGAATCGGAATCGTCTTTATGGACGGTCAACGTTGAAGCTCCACCTCATCACATCTGTAACCCGCCCGTGGAATCTCCCGGTGATTGCGAAGTCGATCGCCATTGCTACCGAGCCGGACTGCAAGTGGGAGGTCGTCTGGCACCTTCGCTTTGATCTCGAACACGAGTACGTCGGCGGACAGGTGCCCAAGAACAAGATGCTTGACGGGATAGAGGACGGCTGGTGCTGGATTCTCGATGATGACACGCTGATGCATCCTGATCTGCTGAAGCGGCTGGACAAGGTGCTGGCTGAGCAGCCCGATACGTGGGCGCTGGTAGTTAGTCAGCCGAGGGAGAATGAGGACGATCTGACCGCTGCCGAGGTCAACGCCCGCGCAGGCTACATCGACGTGGGCCAGGCTGTGCTTCGGCGCGACTTCATCGGGGATCATCGATTGGCCGACAACTACGAGGGCGACGGACACTGGTTGGGCGCTCTACTCCCCGGCCGCGAAGGTGTCGTTTACGTGGATGAACCGCTATCGCTCTACAACGTGCTTAGGTGATTTTGCATGTGGCTAGTCGTCTGTAAAACCACCATGAATATTCTCGATGAAAAGCTGACTGAGGCGGAAGCGCGGCTCGCCGCAGAAGATTGGCCGGGCGAGGCCGTCGAGGTTATCTACATCGAAGACGAGGAGGACGAATGATCGACAAGCCAGAGGTAATGACGAAACCGCCGAGCAAGGAACCGGAGATCGTCCGGCAGCCTAAGGGCGAGACGCGCGACTGTCAGATCAAGCCCCAGGCATGGGTGTGCCCGTTCTGTGGGCGCGACAACGGCATCCCTGAGATCGACGTATGCAAGTGCGGCGCTAAGCGTGAGGGAGCTACTGCTACCAAGTGAGCGTCGGGTTGACAGCCGCAGAGATCCATCAGTGTCGGGAAACCTCCGACGCTTTCCTGCCGGGTACGGCGGTCATTCAGGCGAAGACTGCAACCGCCGATGGGCAAGGCGGGCAGACGTGGACGTATGCGGCGCGAACGGGCGGCACAGTCGATGCGCGGCTAGCAATGGAGAACGAGCAGCCGCAGGAGTTGGCAGGGCGCATTGCTGACGTGAGTTCGTGGGTTCTGACCATCCCCGCAACTACCACCATCACTGAGACGGATCGAGTTGTCTTCGATTCGCTCACTTACGACGTTCTCTCGATCATGACGCGCACCCCGGAAGAGATTGCCCGGCGAGTGCGCCTAGTGAGGATCGACTAATGAGCGGCACGATCACAGTACGAGTGCGGACACGGTTTCCGCAGATCAAGGCTGAGTACGAAGCGAAAGCGGCGCTAGTAACTAACAAGGCAGCGCACCAGATGGTATCTCTGGCGCAACAGCGAGCGCGCGTTGACACGGGCTACATGAAAGGCGCGATCAACGCTCAAGGCTCCGGTCTTGAGTGGAGTGTTCATTCCCCAGCCGAATACTCGATCTACAACGAGTTTGGCCGAGTTGGCGATCCAGGGCAGCCCTTCATGCTGCCCGCCGCAGAAATCGTCCGACCTGCCTACATCGCAGCTCTCAAGCGACTGATATGAACCCGAACGCAATCGACGCAGCCCTCTACACAAAGCTAGCGGGCGGTACAGCGCTGACCAATTTGCTAGGTGGAACGGCGATCTACCAGTACCTTGCGCCGGAAAATACGGACGCGCCCTACGTCATCTATCAGCGCATGTCGCAAATCCCTGAGTACGTTCTATCGGGCGTGGCAATGGAGGACGCGATTTACATGGTCAAGGGCGTGACGGAAGGCCCGAGCGCGGTCATCGCAGGTTCTGTTGCGAGCGCGATTGACACGCTGCTGCAAGACCAAGCCTTAACGATTACTGGTTATGCACACCTCTATCTTCGGCGCGAATCGTCCGTCGATTACACGGAGATGACCGAGGGCGTCCGCTACTCACATCGCGGAGCCACGTACCGAATCATCGGAAGCCCATCTTAGAACACCCGCAATACGCGGACGGCATAACGCCGATCCCGACTGAATAGGAGTACCGCTATGACACTAGTACCCGGAGTTGGAAAAGACTCCGCGTTTTCGTATGCCGGGACGGTAATTACGTCATACGTGAACAGCGTTTCAGTTTCGATTGAAGACAAGCTCGTTGACATCACCTGCCTGGGCGACCAGGGAATCAAGAGGCTCAGCGGTCTTGAGGATTCCAAGGTCACGATAGGTGGTTTCTTCGACTCCACAATAGATGCTCTTATCACTTCCAAGATCGGCGGCACCGCCGAAGCCTGGATCTACTACCCGCAGGGGACGGCGACAGGCAAGCGCACGATTACAGGTGCAGCCCTGATCGAATCCTACGAATCACCGGCCAGCCCGGATGCTGGCGTTACCTTCACGCTCAACCTCGCCAACTCCGGAACGATCACGTACGGAACGGTGGCTGCGTAATGACCGACCTACCGAAAGGCTCACTCGAAACAATCCTGGCCGCTAAGGACGTTGACGACGCCCGCACTGTCGAGATCCCCGAGTGGGGCTGCTCGGTAGTGATACGCGGTCTGACCCGTGGCGAGTGTCGGAAGTTCGAGCAGTTCACGGAAGATCCCGAGGGCGCGGAGATATGGGCGATATCTACCGCCCTAGTCGATCCGAAAGTCACCGAGGAAGAGGCTAAGAAGATCGCGGCGGATAAGTCCGTCGATGCTGTCGGCTCTCTTCTCAATGCGATTCTCGAAGCGTCCGGCCTCCAGAAAAGCGCGGTGAGGGCCGCGCAGAACTCCTTTCTGGGGGAGACGGGGGTTTGAGGACGGGCCTGGCAAGGATTCATGGGATTACACCCTCGCTTACGAACTCAAGAAAGACATCTCAGAAATCCGGGCGATGAGCGGAGAGGAATACGTGAACTGGCAGGGCTATCTCCTGTATCGCTGGGAATCTGAAGGAAAGCTGCCTACAAGGGTGATTGGTAAATGACGCACGGCGGAGACATTCTCGTAAAGGTCGGTGCGGACGTTGACTCATTCAACCGCGACCTAAACCGCGCTGAATCCAGATCTCGAGGATTCCACAAAACGATCATGGCTGGTGCGGTTGCGGCTGGCGCGGCTTTGGCTGGGCTTGGTGTTGCCGCGAAGATTGGCTGGGGCGAGTTCTCCGATGGTGCGAAGGCGGCTGCCCAGACAAATGCCGTTCTGAAATCTACCGGCGGCATTGCGAACGTCACCGCGAAGCACGTCAACACCTTATCCGAAAACCTGATGCGAATGTCGGGCATCGATGACGAGGCAGTGCAGGCGGGCGAGAACATGCTGCTCACCTTCAAAAACATCAGAAACGAGGCGGGCAAGGGTAACAACATCTTCGATCAAACGACCACGGCTCTAACCGATATGGCATTCGCCATGAATAACGGTGCAACCCCATCGGCTGAGGAGATGAATAAGCAGGCGATCAGGCTCGGCCGCGCTCTGAACGATCCCGTCAAGGGTGTTACAGCCCTTACCCGAGTAGGTGTGCAATTCACGGAAGGACAGAAGTCACAGATCGCAGCTCTCGTGAAGTCTGGCAAGACGATGGAGGCCCAGAAGCTGATCCTCAAGGAACTCAATTCGGAGTTTGGGGGATCGGCGAAGGCGGCAGGGCAAACTCTCCCCGGCAAGCTCAACATCCTCAAGGAGTCAATGACGAACCTCGCCGGAACGATTGTTGGCAAGGCTGCTCCCGCCCTAACGAACTTTGCTAACGCCGCCATGACGAAGGGCCTGCCCGCGATCGAGAAATTCTCTAAGGGACTAATCAATGCCATAGGCCCGGCGGTTGAGAAAATGGCGAAAGCGTTCAAGGATGCTTGGCCCGGTATTCACTCGGTTCTAGACGGCATAGGCGCAGCCATAGACGAGTTGCGGCCCGTCTTTCAGAAGCTGGCTGATATCGGAGCGGCAACCATGCGCGCGCTCGGAGACGTAATGCGCAAGCACGGTGATGATATCCGAGAGATATTCAAGAACTTGGGCGAAGTCATAAAGAACCTCTCGACCGTTGTTCTACCCGTTCTCGCATTCGTTTTCCAAACCGTGCTACCAGCTGCGCTCAGGGTGGTTATTCCTGTCCTCAGAGTCGTCACGGAAGTGATCGCCGGGATAACCGGAGTCGTTGCCAACGTTGGCGCAGCGCTTCGCGCGTTCGCGGGTGTCTTCACCCACACTCTGCCCGATGCTTTCAAGACGACGATCAACTGGCTGCGCAATAACTGGCCCGCCATAGCCACGATCATCTCTGGCCCATTCGCCCCACTAGCTGCGCTGGCTACAAACGCTTTCGGTATCCGCTCGGCTCTGACCGGAGCATTCGGCGCGATCAAGGACGCGGCAGCGAGCATGGTTCACGCCATCGTTGGTTTCGTCACCAGCATCCCCGATCGAATCGCCAGTGTGGGCGCAAAGATCGCCAATGCGATCAAGGGACCGATCAACGCGGTTATCAAGGGTTGGAACGCCCTGCGCATCCCTGGCTTCAAGGTGAAGATCAATATGCCGTCCCCGGTGCCGGATATCAACTTCGGCTGGGGTGGCATGGGGCTTCCGGATATCCCCGCTCTCGCAGCGGGGGGTATCGCCATGCGGCCCACCCTTGCGATGATCGGTGAGCGCGGCCCCGAGGCAGTCGTACCGCTCGGTGGTCGCGGCGGCAAAGGAGTCGGCGGCGTAACCCTCATCTTCAACGGCAACATCTACGGCCGTAACGCCCAACGCGAACTCCTTGACGACATGATGAGCGCGGCCAAGCAGTACGGCTATTCCAACCCGGCAGTAGGGATCGTCTGATGCCTGATCCTATTCGCGGCCCGTATGGCTCGCCGCTACTCGACAACTTCAACCGGGCGGATGGTGATCCGGGAGCGAATTGGGCAGCACCTTACGATACGGCATTCACCGATAAACCGAATATCTTGAGTAACAAAATAGATGCAGGCGGCTCTTATAAAGGAATGCGTTGGGATACTTTAACCGATAGCGCAGACTGCGAGATTTTTTGTACTCCAGGAGCCAGCGCAGGTCACGGCGACCTATTCCTCCACGCTAGATCAAGCGCCACGATAAGAAGTACGGGCGGTTGTTACTACACCAACTCTAACGGTGTCAGTTCGTTTAGTGTTGGTATTGGTAAATGGGAGGCGGATGTCTTTACTACTCTAACAACTGGGCCAGTAGCACTAGCGGCGGGGACTCCTATAGCACTTTCATGTATCGGTTCTCTTATTCAAGCGTTCTATTGGAACGGTGCTAATTGGGTATTAGGATGCGCGGCAATTGACAATACGTTTACCGCCGCTGGTTATCTCGGTGTTGGCCTAAACGGCACCCTCGACAATTTCGGCGGCGGCTGGTTTACAACCACCGTAACCGGATCGACCAACCCGACCCCCACTCTCGAGGCAGCGCTAGGCGAATACCCGCTCGCCCCGGTCAACTGGATCAACCTGACCACGCGCGCTCGCTCCACCAGCACTAGCAGGGGTAGACGCGACGAGTACGAGCGGAACGAGTCGGGGGTTCTGGCCGACGTGCTGGACAACCGCGATAACCAACTGAACCCGGAGAACACTAACGGCGACTACTACCCGATGAAGCCAGTAGTCGCGAAGCGTCTCACGTTTTCATGGGGCGGTATTTCGTACCCGGTCTGGCGCGGCTTCTCATACGACTACCCGCAGGAGTATCCCGGCGCGCTCGATGCAGTTGTCGCGCAGAACGGATCAGACCTCTTCTACCAGCTCAACAGTATGAGATTCCCGGACGGGCAGAGCTTCGCATCGGAACTCTCGAGCACGCGGGTATCCAACGTCCTTACCGCGCTCGGCCTTGACCCGGCAGACCATTACATCGGCACGGGGAACATCACGCTTGCCGCCGCCGCTGATGTAGGCGGACAAAATCCGCTGCAACACCTGATGGACGTGGACACGACCGAGAACGGTCTGATGTTTGTCGGAGCGGAAGGCTTGCTGCACTTCCAGGGCTACCAGTCGCTACTCCAATCCGCAATGGTCGCGCCAACCATCACCTTCGGCCCGGACGCGGGAGAGGTGCCCTACCAACTGAACGGCAAGCTCGATTTCGGGGGTCAGAAGCAATACAACGTCGTTCAAGTTACGCCGTCGAGCGGGAACGTGCAGGAGTCGCGCAGCGTCGCTACAAACGACATCGAGCGCACCTACGCGCTTTCCCTGCCGATGATGGCAAGCGATATCGACGCGCTTGCGCGGGCAGATTACGAGCGCCTACGACTAGCGACGATTGGCCTACGCATCCCCGAGATAACGATCTTCGGCGCGCGTGACCCGAACAACATCTGGCCGAAGGTGCTGCCGCTCGAATACGGCGACCGCGTTTCCTTCCACTTCGCGGGCGGCCCCGCCGGAACGCCCGAGTTCACCAAGACTATGCGGATCGGCCGTATCTCATGGGAACTCGCACCCGGCTCCGAGACCGTCCTGAAACTGCAACTAATCCCCGCCGACGAGCAAGTCTACTGGATGCTCGGCATTCCTGGCTTCTCCGAACTCGGCACCACCAACCGCTTAGCGCCTTAGAAACGAATAGGAGAACTGATGGCCTTCCCCGGAACTACCGGCCAATTTGTCACGGCTGCGGAGTGGAACACGATGCTCCAGGCGATTGGGCTGAACGGTGTCACCGCTCCCGGCTGGGTCGATGCTCAGTCCGCCTGGGTCTACGTCTCCGCCTCCAGCTTCAAGGTCGTAGGAGCAAATGTGACCGCCCGCTACCCGGTCGGGACGAAACTCTCTTGCACGGACGCTGCTGCGACCAAGTATTTCTACGTCGTCTCAAGCGCCTACGCAGCCTCGGATACCACGGTAACTATCACTGGTGGCTCCGACTACACGCTCTCTGGCGGGACGATCACCAACCCCCGCTATTCATACGTCACCAACCCCCAGGGCTTCCCCGGCTCATTCGCGTTCACCCCTGGATATTCCGGATGGGCAGCTACCCCAACCATGACTGGCTTCCTTTCAGTCGAAGGGAAGAAGCTCACCGTTTGGTTGAGCGTAACGGGCACATCCAACAATGTCGTAACCGCAGTCGCTACTCCTTTCACGATCACTCAGACGATCGCGGGAACGCTCGTATGCCGTGTCCAAGACAATGGCGGTGCTGCCGCTGCTGGTCTCTGCTATGCCGCCGCGTCAAGCGCCACCCTGACCTTCTATAAAGACCTGGGCGCTGGTGCCTTCACCGGTTCCGGTACGAAGTCCGTCTGGCTTGCCGCCACCCTCCCGATCTAGGAGACCTCATGCCTACTCCAATCAACGCGGAACCACGCCGTGGATACAAGGCTATCCATTCGTCGGGTACGCGGGATAAGGCGTATTGCCAATTCATCGTCACGCATTGCGGCGAGGCCCCGACTGCTCAAGGTATGGCGCGCTGGTTCGCTAGTTCCGCGTCGGGCGGCTCGACTCAGCTCTGCGTCGATACCGACGTGTGCTATCAAACGCTCCCCGATCTCACGATCCCCTGGGGCGCTCCTCCTCTCAACAGTACGGGCCTGCATTGCGAGCTGGCCGGATACTCCGCATGGACGCCCTCTAGTTGGCTACTGCGCCGCCGGATGCTTCAGCGGGCCGCGTGGCAATACGCCAGGTGGTCGATCAAGTACCAGATACCCGTTCGCTGGTTGACCGCCGCGAAGCTCAGGAAGCTGACCGCGATCCCCGGCAAGGGCAAGGGCGGATTTACCAGTCACGCTGAGATCAGCAAGGCATGGGAAAAGACCGATCACTCTGACCCCGGCCCTGGTTTCCTAACCCCCTCCGGAGCGCCTACCAAGACGGTGCCGCGAATCCTCCTGATGAGTTACGTCAAGAAGTACCGAAAGCAGATGCTCGCACCACCGAAACCGAAGAAGAAGGCCAAGCCGCCGCTATCGGCCGAGCAGTCCACCCGCCCCCCCAACCAAGATCGGGAGAAAACGTGACAGCTGACGAGCGAGAAAAGATCGGCGAGCTGATCGGGACAGTCAAGGCTCAAGAGCGGCGGCTGGGCAAGATCGAAGAGGGAATTAGCAAAATCAATGAGACGATTAGCGGGATGCGGGAGAACATCATGCCAGCCTGCGCTACGCGCTTTGGCAATATCGAGGCTCGCCTAGACGCTCCCGGTCGCTGGTTCCGTGGCCGCATGACGCGGGCCTTTGACAGTTTTCTAGCTCAGGGAATCAAGCTCTCGCTCATCGCCGTATTGGTTCTCCTCGGTATCCACATCTGGCCGTAACCGAAAGGATCACATGAACCTGATTGCACAGGCAATCAACGCAGTCAAGAAACTCTTTGCCGATCCGAAGGTGCGTCTCGCCGTGCGCGTAGCTGCTGCGGCTGGCGGTGCCTTCTATCTCAAGATCAAGGGCGTCGATACGGTTGACGCTCAGATCGCGCAGACCGCGCTTGTGGCCGCTTTGTGGGCCGCATTCGAAGTTCTCACACCGGCCAACGCCGTCCTCGGTCTGTTCAAGCAGTAACTCCGTCCGACCGTACGGCTACCGTACTCACCATTCCCCACTCGCTATAGCGAGAAAAGGAGGTACGTATGGCCTGTCTCGGAGAACTGTCTGAGAAGTGGTGGCTCGGTGAAGGTGCACTAGAGCGCCTTCGGACTGAGCGCGAGGCGCACGGTTCGTTTGCCGAGGCCCTGCGCATTCACCCTGGCTCGATCGACGCCCTACAGTCTGCTTGGAGTCGCTATGGCGGCGAGACGCTAAAGGGCGGGCGGCAGACGCTTATCCCAACGCCTGCCGCAGCCGAAGGCATCTCAGAGCTTGAGCGGCTACAACAGCGCAACCGCGAACTAGAGAAGATCGTCTCGCGCGGGCGCAAGGATGAGATTCTTGAGGAGCGGATGGTTGTAGTTCTGCGCGATGCTCTGGACGAACTCGCGCCTACCTATTCGCCTGCCGTCATTCCAAAGCCGCGCAAGGCTGATCAGCACGAGATGGCTCTACTCTGGTCAGACGCGCACGCGGGCGAGAAGGTCTCGCTTGAGGAGACGAACGGCCTCAACGAGTATGACTGGAAGACGATGATGCGCCGCCACGACGAGATCCTGCGCGGCGTTCTCGCGTTCAAGGAGAACCGGCCCTACCCGGTCAAGAAGCTGCACGTCTGGGGACTGGGTGACAACGTAGGCGGGGAGATCCACCAGGAACTCCTAGCCACCAACGAGTTTCCCATCATCGAGACGGCAGTACAGCTTGGGCTAGATGCCTCAGCTTGGCTCGAGCGATTCGTCCCTGAGTTTGAGTCCGTTGAGTTTGCGGGAGTCGTGGGCAACCACGGCCGCATGTACCACAAGCCGCAATCGAAGGAGCGTTACAACAACTTCGACTGGCTGGTCTACCACACGATGCGCCAGCGGCTTGCCGCGTACAAGTCCGTCAAGTGGGAGATTCCGAAGGCGCAGAAGTGGCCCGTCATGGTCTGCGGCCGGCGCGTCCTTCTCTTTCACGGTGACGGTATCCGCTCAACAATGGTTGACGTTCCGTGGGGCGGGATCATCCGCTACACGAACAAGCTCTCGAACCAGTACGCGCAGGCGGGGCAGCCGATCGATCACTTTGTCTGCGGCCACTGGCACGAGGCTAACGCGGTCAAGAATCGCCGCATCATCGTCAACGGTTCCGTGATCGGCGCGAACGAATGGGTGATCGACACCTTCGGATCGGGCGAGCGTCCGGCTCAAGTGCTGCTCACGTTCCACCCGCACTGGGGTTTGACGGACGTTTCATTCATCGATCTGGAACCAGCGCAGAGGTTGGCGGCATGACCCCTGAACCTCCCGACGTCTGGTGCGGTATGCAGCACGCGCCGACTCGCCACAGCTTGCGGCTTTACCTCTCAGGGCCGATGCGTCATTGTCCTGATTTCAACTTCCCCGCGTTCGAGGAAGCGACCGCGCTACTTCGCTCAGTTGGGCACGACGTTTTCTCACCGGCTGAGCGCGAGAGTCTTGAGCACCTGAAGGCCCACGGCCCCGGTTCGTTCTCCGAATACATGGCGCTCGATCTGCCCGAGGTTTGCCGCAGGGACGCAGTAGCAACTCTGCCGGGCTGGGAGGATTCGCACGGCGCTCGCATCGAGACAACGGTTGCTACAGAACTCGGTAAACCCGTCAAGGACTTCCGCGAATACCTGACGTGCTTCTGTGGAATGAAACTCCACAGCATCACGTACGGCGATCGAGACTTCCTCGAATGTCCTCAGCACGGGACCGCCTATCGCCAAGACCCCGTGGCGCTGATCCGAGGGTCGGCATGAACGAGCACGTCGCCGCCTACGACCTCTACGCCCCGCGTGCGCTTGAGGTCATCGTCAACCGACTGAACGGGCCAGACGGAAAGCGAATCATCGCGCTTGGGCGGCAACGGCTCATCCGAGGATTCGACGCTTTTCCCGATGGCCCGATGTTCAAAAAGTCTCCGGCTGAACTCAGAGCCGACACCGACGAGGAAAACTCCGACGCGATCGTTTACACGGTCGAAGAGATCGTGAAGGAACTCGCCGCGATCCAACCGTCGCCAGGTGCGGCGGGCAGCTAGAGAAAGGCAACCTATCCGGTACTCCAAACTAGGCGCGATCTGCGCCACTCTAACCGTTCTCCTGGTCCTCCTGTTTGCCTGCGATGCGAAGGCTGGCAGCATCACTCAACACCGCCGCGCCACCCGATCTTGTCAGCAAGCCCGCTATTCCCCCCGCTCCCCGGTTGCCCATGCGGAGCGATCCCACAGCCGCGCTTACCGGGCATGGGCACACCACCGTTGGCAGGCTCGACAGTTGCGATGCGAGCGAGCTCTAGCCGCAGACCGCAAGCGCTGGAAGCGCGATCCGGTTGGGCACGCGAAGCAGATCGCCAAGTACCTGCTCCGGCTCAAGGGTTGGTCAAATCAGTTCTGGGCGCTCGACGGGGTGATCATGGTTGAGTCTCACTGGCATTGGTGGGCCGACAACCCTATAAGCGACGCTTATGGCATTCCCCAAGCCCTGCCCGGTTCCAAGATGGCCAGTCACGGAGCGGACTGGCGGACGAACCCGGAAACACAGCTGCGTTGGATGATCCTCACGTACATTCCGAACCGGTACGGCAATCCGGTCAACGCCTACCATCACCGCATGGCGAACGGGTCGTACTAGCTTACCCGCGCCGATCCGGGTTATAGGGTGCTGGCACGTCGCACCATTTAGGCTGATATTCCGCGGGCATCCAGTCGTGGGTCATCTTCGGTCCGTAATGAGCAATTCGTTGAATTAGCGCCGCTCCCAGTCCGAGACGTCGAGCGAACGCGCTTAGGTGCCGTACGGCGAATCGCTGGACGCAAGCCTCGCTAGTCCCCGGCCCGTTGCCAGGGTGTCTCAAATGACCCGCTTCATGAAGAAGGAGTATGAGACCATCCATCGTCTCGGTACTGCGTTCCCACGTCCAGCCGTTTGATTGCGGTAGGTCTTTCGGGAGTTTCCCGCGCCGAACAAGGTAATTGATCTCGGGGCAGAACTCGTCGCTAAGTGTGATTTCTCGCGTTTCCATATCGGTAACGCTAAGAGTCTGGGTACCGATATCTTCGGCCGAGCAGGATACGGTCGCAGGTCCGCCCGCCATCATGGCGACCGACGACAGCACTACGGGGGCGAGCTGGATCACTTTTTCTCCAACGCGGACATCATCTCGCGGTGTCTCAACGCCTCAGCCTTTCGCTTCCTCGAGCCACGACGCACTAGACGGTAGGGAATGAACAGCAGCCCGAACAACAGTACAAACACCGCGTACCAACAAACGACGAGTGACCACCATAGGAGCGTGAGCATAACGGCAAGGGTGGTCATCAGAACATTCGCAAGCCAGGGCGGGTTGAACGTCACCCGGCGCAACCGAAAGGAGCGCTGAGCCGCACCCGCGAAACTCATCGGTGCGTTGATAATCACATCCTCGGATCGGTGGCGGTTGTTCATCTCTCCGAATCCTCCTCCCTCAAAAGGGTGTTGTCAAACCGCACAAGGGTTGCTATCTTCGGCGCGTCGAGCGTCATGCCATACCACGCGATCCGCAGCCGCCTTGCTGATCTCATGCTCGAACTGGATGAAATCGACCTCATCCTTGAGCTTCCCCCGGATGCTGCCGCCGACCGTTATGCCGAAGATCGCGCTCGCTGGTCTTGGCCTCCTCTTCAGTCGCCCTCTTCCTCACCGCCGCCGCGTCGTCCCGAGCTGCATCTTGTTCGTCGCTGAAGACGCCGGCTGCTTCAAGTAGCGGAACGATGTTTTTGAAAGATGGCCCCTGACTGTCGTCGTCCCTGAGACGCCCGCGCCATTCCGAGATGTAGTTCTCCTGGGCGAGATCGAGATGGCGGGCTAGCCGAGTTTCGACCCGTATCCCAGTGCGCTCTTTTGCGCGTGCGATCAGTAACTCAAAGGCTTTCGCGGGTTCCATATGGTGAAGTCTCTATGACGGTCTCAGAATGTTCAATCGGCCATTGCCGATTCCCTACTTGCAATCGTCCGAGGGATATGCCATACTCCCGATATATGAACGAGCAAGTCTTTCAACCGAAGAGTTTGGTCGTCGCTCGCAAGCCCCGCTACTCACAGGGCATGCTCGCCGCCGAACTCCAGAACCGAACCCGAAACTGGACGCGCCCGCTCTCGACAACTCAATCGATGGTGTCGGAGTGGGAGAACGGAAACAACGTTCCACAAGAGCGCACCGTTCGGGTGATAGCCGAGATCACAGGACGCCCAATCGAGTTCTTCTACACCTCTGGCGCTGAGGAAGAGGACGACGAGGAGGCCGCATTGTTGGGTACGCCTCAAGACCTCTACAACGCGCTTCAGGCGATAGTCGAGCGCACCGTCCGCGAACGAGAGAATCGAGAAATCGCCGCGTGACCTTCCTCGCCCTCTTCGCCGCAGCCCTCTCAACCCTCTGGCTTCTCTGGCGGGGGATGGGTTGGACTGCCGACCGGATCATCGATTGGATCGAGAGGCGACTGTGCCGCTGAACCTCTTCCTTGTCTGCGTTATTAGTTTTGTGGTCGGTTGGGTTCTGGGGGAGTGGTTCTGGTCATGACGCCGCTGAAGCCGAAGACCTGTCCCCGTTGCGGCGTCTCGCTTCCCTGGGAGATCGATACGACGTACCTCTCCGAGTTCGCGCTCTACCTGTCTCACCGTCACTTGCTGTTCTCGGGCAAGGACACACACGACTTCTATGCCGATCCGCAGGGCTGGCTGAAGAACCTTCTCTACGACGGCGACCTACGAGCCCAATTTGAAGCCGAGAGGAGAGTGGCCGCGTGATCGAGATCAAGACGTGCGGTGGGCGTCTTCTCTACACCGCCAAGGATGCGAGCGATATTCGGGCGGCGCTGAGAGAAGCCGTCGCTTCCGGGGCCGACCTCTCCGGGGCCAACCTCTCCGGGGCCAACCTCTCCGGGGCCAACCTCTCCAGGGCCAACCTCTACGGGGCCAACCTCTCCGGGGCCAACCTCTACGGGGCCAACCTCTACGGGGCCGACCTCTCCAGGGCCAACCTCTCCGGGGCCGACCTCTCCGGCGCCAACCTCTACGGGGCCGACCTCTCCAGGGCCAACCTCTACGGGGCCAACCTCTCCGGGGCCAACCTCTACGGGGCCAACCTCTACGGGGCCGACCTCTACGGGGCCGACCTCTACGGGGCCGACCTCTCCAGGGCCAACCTCTCCAGGGCCAACCTCTACGGGGCCGACCTCTCCAGGGCCAAAAACTTTAACGCCTGGCGCACGGACGACCTCCGACTACTCCTGCATCAGACCGGAAAGATTCGCGCCTACAAGCTGGTCGATGCCGACTACCGCTCTCCTATCCAATCGAACGGGAAGCTGACTTACGCTATCGGCAGCACGGTCGAGGCCAAGAAGTGCGACCCCGACGAGAACCAACAGTGCGGGGCCGGGATCATCATCGCCACGCTGCCCTGGTGTTGCCGTTACTGGCAGAGTGGCTTCCACATCTTGCTCGTTGAGTTCACCGCGAAGGACATCGTTGCGGTGCCCTTCGCCACAGACGGCAAGTTTCGCGCCAAGAAGGTGCGGGTCGTCAAGGAACTGGATCTCGCTGAGTTCGGATTGGAGCCAGCATGACCCCCGCCCAACTCATCGCCATTGTCATCATCGCCGCAGGTGTGGCCTTCGTTCTCTGGGACGAGTTCAGATACCGCCGATCTTTCAGGCAGGCTGAGCGCAACTTCCTCATCGACCGAGCGCGGCGGCACGACTGATGCCCGTACTCGCCGCAAAGACGATCGTTGAAGTGAAAGACGGCAAGTACCACCGGCCGACGAATGACCCGCTGCACTCCGGTTGGCTCAGGTGCCGGTTGGACGACGCGCGACTCTTCGCGGTTCCCTGCGAGGTCTGTTTCCCGTCCGAGGACGATCCCGAGGAGGAGGCGTGAGCGCTCTCGCGCAGGAGTCACCCGAGCAGGCGGTTTGTGCTTGCGGTTGTGGTGCCGTCCTAGAGAACGTTCAGCGAGCGCGTGATCTTATCGCGGCTGGCGCAAACCACCGTCAAGCGGCCGAGATCATGGGCGTCTCGCGCAAATACGTGACCGTCCTGATGAATAGACCGCCGAAGTATCTCGTCGGACACTGGCGGGCGCCCAAGGAAATGTACGAGCGTATTAAGCGGAACAATTCGATTCGGCGCATTGAACGACGAGAAGAATACGATCAGTGGGCGCTTAGGCACATCCGGGAGCGGTTTGAGCGTGGGGAGAGATTGCGGTTATCGCCACACTTCGGCGCAGCGCAAATACTACGGGAGCGCGACCCCGAACTCTATTGGACAGTATGGGCATTACGTGAGCATGAACGGGCCGAGAAACAACTCGCCAGAAACCGCCGGATACTTGAACAAAAATTACGTCGTGAAGAACGAGAACCCGACCGGTCCCTGTTCGGGCGCTGTGTATCCCTAGATACGCCCGTGAGGGACAATGAGACGGGAGAACAATTCCTTGGTGATTCTGTCTCTCGTGTTGGAGACGATCCCGCTGATGTCTTTGAGCGCGAGTATGTGAGCGAACGTCTCTATGCCCTACTCGGTTCGCTTGAACCCCATGAGGTAGAGCAGATGGGAGACCACGAACTGGCCCGGTTACGCGAGAAACTACTGGCGGAAGGTATCGGCCCTGGGATCGTCCAGGATTGCGAGCGCGAGCGGCTTAAGAATCCCGTCGCGCACACTGGCTCAGCCATAGGCAAAGCGCATCGCTCTTGCGGGGGGAAGCGAACTCGCAAACAGCAGCAAGCGGTCACTAGAGATCATCACGTCCGCGAACTCCCTACCTACGCGAAGAAGGCCCACGCCTCACTTCGTAAGGCGAAGAGGGCCGCATGACTCACCGCGAACACGTCGCCTTCGCCTACTGGCTCTGTGCGCGCGGCTACTTCGAGGATCAGCGCGACATCATCCGGTACTTCGAAGACGCCGACGAGTGGATCAGTCGGCATGGATGGCTGCTCGATCAATATGAGGCTGCGAGGGAGGTGGGTGAGGAAGTATCCACTATCAGTGACGGCCACCGACCTACGATGGGGGCAGCGAACGCGCGCTCTCTTGCTGTCGCCGGGGATGGCACGGCGTCGTTGGATCGATCCGATACTTCCTCTCCGACTTCCTTTGCCGTGACAGGGCGCGCAGGGGGGCATGGCGATACAGATGCCCCGTCCATGTGTGATCCTCCGAACTCAAGTACCGCTGACGAAACGGGCAGCCTCTCACCCGAATCGGAGGCGGTACTTGAGAACCATCACGCCGATACGATCGAGGGGATGGCGGCGTGACCACTCTCCGCGAAGACCTTGAGCAGTTCTACAACTGCGCCGGAATGTTGGTGGCGGGGATCATCGACAACGATTACGTGCGCTTCCACTATGCCCTCCAGGGGACGGAGTTCGCCGTCCTTCGCGCTGCTTGGTGGCTTGGCAAAGAGGATGATCTAAAGGCTCTCCACGACCAGATCGGCGATCACTCGCCCGGAGGCTGCCCGGTCTGCCAGAACGAACCATGCCCGGAGTTCCCAGAGTGACCACGCCCGTACACATCTGGGCACCTGCGTTCGACCACGCTGGATTCCCCTGGCTGAAGACCTTCCCGGTCAATGAGGTCTTCGGGCCGCGTGGTGCCGATGGCAAGTTCCCTTGTCGGATGTGCGAAGACCGCCTCTACGACACCGGCCCGGACTTCAACCGACTCCATGAACACGCTCGCCATCACAAGTTCGAGTTGGCTGAGTGGCGGGCCGAGCAGCGGGCGCAGCAGGAGTTGGTCGTATGACTGTCAAGCGTGAGCGCGAGCTTCAACGAGAGAACGACGGCCTCCGCGCCGAGTTGGCTCGGGTTCACGCGCGTACTAATAAAGCGCGCGGAATCGTTGCAGTTGCCGAAGCACTCCAGCGGGAGAACGAAACATTACGAACTCAGCAGGGGGACTACTGGGAAAAGGCGCACAACCAGGCCGTAAAAAGCAAGCGTGAAACGGCCCGGTGGCGCGATTTCTTCAAGGCGCAACGAGACACTGCCGTTGAAGCGTGTGAACTCGCTTACCGCTGGCTTGAGTGGTTTAACGGCGGCGGCGATGAGCCGGAGGTTCCTGTACGCGACGTTCTTGCTTTGCTCGAAAAGGCGAAGGGAAATCAGGCGTGAACGGCATCCAGACCATCAGCGCTGAGACCCGGATGTGGTCTGTCACATCCCTTATATCGGCTGGCCTGCCTAAGCCCGCACTGGTCGGCTGGGCGGCTCGCACGACTGCCGAGTACGCAGTCGATAAGTTCGCTATCTGGAAGCCGATGGCGGACGACGATCGGGACGCTGCGATCAAACATCTGTCCGGAATCCGCTACCAGCTATCCGGCAAGGCTGCCGCCCGAGGAACAGACGTACACAAGGCAGCTGAGAAGATCAACCTCGGCCTTCCCCCTTCTCACGACGAAGCTCTCCAGCCGTACGTCGATCAATACCTCAAGTTCTTAGCGGAGCACGCGCCCAAGTTCATCATGGCTGAGGCTCCGGTCTATTCGTTGAAGTACCACTACGCGGGCACGCTCGATGCGATCGTTGAGATCGACGGCCGGGTGTGCGTGATGGACGTCAAGACGACCGATCGAGGGCCGGATTCTCCGAAGGCTCGACCGCCCTACCCGGAAGTCGCCCTACAACTCTGCGCCTACGCGCGGGCTGAACATGTGGGCCTCGGGCCTGCCCAGCAGCAGTATTCGGGGAACCGGCGTTACTACGTCCTGCCGCTCGACGCACCTACAGAACCGATGCCCGAGGTGTCCGGTGCGCTCGTGCTGGTCGTCTCGCCAGAGGACTACCAACTCGTTCCCGTACGCATCGATGATGAGGTTTGGAAGGCTTTTCTAGCCGTCCGAGAGGTTGCCCGGTTCCAACTCGATATTGCCAACCGGGTGCTCGGACCTTCTGTGGAGGTGGCCGCGTGAATCCTGTCCCGCTGATCGACTTGCAGCGCCGTCTAGCTGAGGCTGGCCGCATACGTCTCGGTGAGAAAACCGCCAAGGCGATGAAGTATCTGGACACCTGGCGGCTAACTAGCCCGACCAAGGAACTGATCGAACAGGCGGCTGGTCTGTACGGCGGAACGGTGAAGCCGTGGACTGCGCCGACAGGCCAACAGTGGGAGGTCGTCACCACCTCAGCCGAGCTTCCCGTCCTCGTCATGCCCGCCTATTCGCTCAATCGTCAGTACGAACAGTGGGAAGGGCCGAGCAAGTGTTCGCGCCGCTGCGATGGCGTGACCGAGTGGAAGTCCGAGCAGCCTTGTCTATGCAACGCGCAGGGTAACGACGTGTGCGATTTGCACACCCGTCTAACAGTTGTGCTGCCGGAACTGTCAACGATGCTCGGCTGGCGCTTGGAGTCGAAGGGGGTCAACGCCGCCTCTGAGCTAGATACCTCGCTTGAATTGATCCGTGGCATATCGAGGGGTGCTCCGTTCGTACCCGCCCGCCTGCGAATCGTTGAGCGAAAGGGGCAGAAGAACGGCAAGGCGACTCGGTATGTAGTGCCTGTAATCGATCCGGCTATTTCATTCGCTGAACTCGCAGCCGACTCAGCACTTGCTCTGCCTGCCTACACACCGGCCATACAGAGGCCCGGTCTAGGGGTTGGCGCGGCTCTGGACGTGACGGCCGGGCAGATCGGACGGCCTGCCCTAAACGCTAGGTCGGCTCAACCGATCGGGCCAGAGGGTGACGTGATAGATGCCGAGCCGATTCCCGTGCCGGATTCCGCACCATCCGATAAACCGGAGGTAATCGATGTCGCCGCAGAGAAGGAAGCCGAACTCTTCAAAATGGTGGACAAACTCGGCGCTGGTGAAGATACCCGGAAGGCGTGTGAGAAGAACCGCAAGAAGTGGGCCGACGATCGATCGAGCTATCTGGATTGGCTAGACCGCTGCATCGAGGCCGCGAAGAAGAATCTGGCCGAGACACAGCCGCCCGAGCAGTCCGCCTTCCCGATTCCTGAGTCTGCGAAGGGGGAGACAAGCAGTGTGTGAACACTGCCGCGATTGCTCTGAAGAGTACGCCGACTTCGGGGTGTATTTGCTACCCGATGAACTCTGGGCGCAACTTGCGCCTGAATGGGCGCCTGGCGGTCTTCTCTGCCCGCGCTGTTTGGAAAGACGGGCAGAGGAACAAGGGCATACCCTCTACTGGACTGCCGCTCTTGACGATTTCCCCTTCAACAATCTTGGCCCGCAGGTGTCAGTAGATCCAGGGCTGCGGGTCAAGCTCCAAGGATGGGTACTCAAGCGGTTAAGAGAGCGGCTTGCTAAGCCGCCAGCGGGGCGAACTCCCCGGCGTGGGTTCGAATCCCACCCCATCCGTTGTGTGCTGCTGCCATGCAGGCACAAGAGCGACCCAAACCAATCGGATAAGCGCGGAGTAGTACCCGCCAAAGAAAAGCGAAGCCGGTTGGCGCGTCCAGGCAGCCTCGTGGGGCGGCTGCGTCGTGAAAAGCCCCACACATGTTCCTACGTCTCCTGCCCTGCCTGGCGCGACCACTACGGTCAGATGAGTGAAGAACAGTGGAATAGCGTCCCCCGCACCTCCGAGCAAATTGAGGCGCGAAATGCGCCGAGGGATTGGGAATGACCGACTGCACCCCGTACCCCAGACCTCCCTCGTCGCGCAAGAAGCGAACCAAAGAGATGACCGACGAGGAGGAGTAATGACCGAGAACACCGGAGCGTTTCGCAAGGTTTATATATTGGTTATGCGCTTACGCGGTCTACATGTGATGGCGAAAGATTGCTGGTGTCATTCTAGAGTGGACATAATCGCGAGCGATAAGAAATCTGAGACGCCGATAATTGGAGATCTTACCGCCGACTATTCCCATTGCGAACGATGCGGGGCGACTATCCAAAATTTCGATGGCGGCAAGATAATCGTCGCCTCAGCGGCTCTAGAACGCCGAATACGCGAAATCGTTAGGGAAACATTGCGTGATTTACTCAATAGAAGAGCGAGGGGCGAATGAGATGACGACTATCCGTGAGGCCAAGATATTCGTGAGCGAGAACGGCGGTCTACTGCCCGGTGAATCTCTTGCAGAAGCGGTGGCAAGGCTAAAAGACAACGAGCGGGCGAGAATAGGCGACCTGACCGCCGACGCTAGAGATTGGGGAGCGTACGAGGACGAGGGGTTTAATCTCGCGCCCGGCGTTACTGACGACGATTTGCCCGGCCCCCGGCTACTGGCCAACACACTCGTACTCACAGTCGCGCTACCAGGTTTCAACGCCGAGGATTTGGTCGGCGTGTCTGAAATGGAGTACGACGGCGACAGCCTCACAATGCTCAGCGAGAATGCCGGCGTCTGTTCGTCGCGCGTCAATCTGTCCCTCCTTTATGGCGATAAGGACGGAACAGAGGTCATGCGAATTAAGGGCACCTTGCTCTCGTGCGGCGTCGTTGAGCGCCGGGCCGAACACGAGTTGAGCGATGATCCGCGTCTCGATGAATTTGAGGTAGAGGACGCACAGCGAACGACATTGCCCAGTGAAATCTACCTCGTTTACCACTCCGATTACGAGAACTCAGAAATTGAGGCGCTTTTCTCCACCCCCACGAGAGCGAGGGAGTATGTTGCGGCTTATGAGCCAGAGAGAGAGCGGAAGCATCTAGAAATCCAGAAATGGCAACTAGACGGCGGCGCTGACCGTGACTTCGTTGAGGTGTTTGGAGATTGAGCGGCGAGCCGTACCCACGCCCTCCATCCTCGCGCAAGAAGCGAACCAGAGAGATGAGCGACGAGGAACAGCGGGCGATGATCCTCTGGAAGACGCTGGACGTGCCGGTGGGCTGCGTGGCGCATCACTGCATCCTTGAGCAGACCCTTCGGAAACGCGGACACTCGGGCAAGCTGTGGGACTTCCGAAATCGTCTGGTACTGACCCGCGAGCAGCATGAGCGGTATCACGCTGGGTTTGCTCCCCTGTGGCGCGATCAGTTGCCGAAGTCTGTGTGGGAGTTCGCCCGAGAACTTGACCGGAATCTCGACGCTTGCGGAGATCTGGACGGCTACTTCACCGACTGGCTCTATCGCAGGTATCCGATCAGGCAGAGGGGTGAGGCGGCGTGAGCCAGCAAGCTAGATGGGTTGACGGCATTGGCCCGCCGCTGAGGCAGATCAAGGAAGACTTAGAGGCTTCTCCTACAGGGTACTGCTGGGTTAAGGACGGGTTGGCTCTTATCGCAGAGATCGAGAGGCTAGACGTTAGAGAGGAAGCCCTTCGCCATGCCGTCCGCCGGATGCTGCGAGCGGAGGAGCGGCTTGCGGACTCCTACGAACTGCACGCTTTCTGGTCGAGAGCGCTCGATGCATACCGCGCCGAAGTAGAAAGGCTGATCGCATGACCTCAGCCCTTGCAGAGCGGCGACGTTTCAGCGACGATGGCGGCACGCGATCGACGCGCCATCACTCGGCGCGGGCCTGGGGCGAGGTGGCTACGTGGCTTGCGTTCCTATCGCTCGAAGGTAAAGCCACCCGCACACTCGATGACTACGAGAGGACGATCGCTGCCCTGCTGCTGGCGTTCCCCGATCACGAACTAGCCGACTTCACGGACGCCGAGTTGACGCGCTTCCTGATGACCTTCCCGCAGCCGAGCCGCCGTATCCGTCGAGCTCACCTGGCGAGTCTCTTCAAGTGGGCGTTCCTGCAAGGCCGCATCGACGGGAACCCGATGGATCGGATACCGAACCCGAAGCGGAACGCTCAGCGGGTCATAACGGTATTCGAGGACGCGGAGATCGAACTACTCACCAGCCTGCCCTCCCCGGACGGCGCACTCTTTCTGATTCTGCTCGACGCCGGACTCCGCAAGGGCGAGGCTCGCAGGCTCCGCGTCCGTCATGTCAATCTCGAGCGCCGAACACTCACCATCTACCAGAGTAAGGGCGGCAAAGATCGAGTAGTCCCGATGACCGAGCGGCTGACTAACGCGCTGGCCGACGTGATGCTCTTTGAAGGACTCAACCGAGATGACTTCTTCTGGTACTGCCGTCCTGGTGGTGGAGACAAGAAGCACGACCGCGAACTAGTAGAGAGCGCGTGGCATCGCTGGTACGTGCGCTCACTCGAATCCGCAGGCATCCCCTACCGGAATCCGCATACAACCAGACACACTTGCGCGACCCGATGGCAGCGCTGGGGACTGAATCTTGAGGAGATCCAACGGCTGCTCGGCCATGCCTCGATCCAGACGACTTCCGACTTGTACCTGCACCTGGACGTTGAAGACATCGCGCTTCATATGGCGACGATCATGGAAGCGCACGGGGGCTGAGGGATGGGCTGGCGCGAGATCGTCACCTGGATTTGTCTCGCTTACATCATCGGCTTTCCAGTTCTCCTACTGCTGTTCTCCTTTCTCTGTGATCTGGGGGACTGGGAATGGTAAGGCGCGTACCCGAGTCGAACGGGTGTACCGGGCTTTGCAGGCCCGCGCATAGCCACTCTGCCAACGCGCCACGGGGGGGAGTTTACCGATGATCTGTGCCCGACCCCGGTGTACGGAGAGGGAGAATCGCATCGGCGGTTACTGCTCGACCTACTGCCAGGACATTCATCGGCTAGAGATCGAGCTTGAGTGGCGAAACGATGCATTGATCGACGCCCAGCACACGGCGCAGTTCCTTCACGACTGCCTCACCAAGCCGCAGTTCAGCTACGAGTACCCCGAGCAGACGTTGGAGGCCATCGAAGAGTGGGCCAGACTTGCTCCCCGCCCGCCGTACTGCATACACAGCTTCTCCAGTAAGCACGAACCGGGCTGTGAATCCTGCGACTGGCACGCCGGGTATCTCAGACGTAAAGCCGCTATGCACGAGTCGTACGCCCTCGTAAATCCGCCCACCCCGGACTCGAAATGAAAAGTGCCTGCTACTGCCAAGATCGGCGGAAATTGGGCACTCGAACTGCTGTCCGGGTGCTCAGCGCTGATCCACTTTTCGAAGGACTGGACTGCGGATGAGCGCTCGCCGCCTTCGATTGTCCTGGTGGTGCCTGTGGGTTCGCGTTTGGCATCCTCACCACCAACACACGGCGCGCTTGCGCTCACTCTACTGGGTGTTCATCCGAGGATATGAGTGTGAGCTTTGCGGGCGCTGCGGGCGACCGGTGCGAATCGTTTATCACGCGCCCGATGCGCTATGGGAAAGCTGTTCCGGCTACCCAGACGCGGCCCGCTCACCGGACGGCGAATGCGGAGTTGGGGTTCTGTGCCCACCGTGCTTTGACGACCTAGCGGGGCTTCCTCTTTGGTGGACGTGCTCGCGTTCCGAGGATGTGTTGTACGGATGACCCCCCGCCCGTTACGGAGTCTGGGCTGATGGACATTCTGCTCGGAATCGTGCTGGGCATAGGCGTCTACTTGCTTATCGCGCTCCCGCTCATCTTCTGCTGGGACGGGGTGGTTTACACGTCAGAAACTCACGAAACGATTACGGAATATCCCGAGGGGAGTCTGGACTGATGGGCGAGCAGACTAAGCATTGGGAGTTTCGCTTGGCAACCGGCGAGCCTATAGCTACGTTCGACGGCCCACTAGAGAGAGCGGTTGAAGCAATCTCTACTACCTCGCAAGTGCTTGGAGTCGGACTTGAGCTTGCAGAATCCTCCGCGACCTCCACACCAGAGGAGAAGGAATGAGCGAGCTAACCGACCACATCGACCAAGCGATCGTCGGCCTAGAAGTTGCACACGATACCGAGGGTGCGCGGTTTGCTTTGACCGAAACGAGTAAGGCTAGGGTATTAGCAACTCTGACTGAGCAGCGTTTAGAAGCTGCCGAAAAGGCACTCGCCAAGTCTCATTCCCATCGCATAACTCATAGCGGTATTCATAGCGCTCCGGCGATATGCCCCGCCTGTAAGTATTTTGCCAAGTACCAGCCCAACAAGAAGGAGGCTGACCAATGAGCGACGTACTGAGCGACTTTGACGTTCGGAAAAAGCTTTGGGATTGCCGAACCCGCGGAAGCTTCTTCGGTCGTCTGAAAGCTGCTAACAGGGTTTTGCTGTCTCACCGCGCTCTCGCCTCTCAACTCAAAGCCGCCGACAGGGCTGTGCGCGAGGCGGTGTGTACGCGATTCATGGTAACGCCGTGCCGAAAGCGGCCCGAAATTGAGCCGCGGACATATTGCGCGTGCTGTAAGTACCTCGCCAAATTCAAGGCCGACTCATGCTGACGCCGAAAGAACTGGATCGCGCTTTCGCAGAAATCAACGCTGGCGTGTGCGAAGCAGACACCTGGAAAGCCGCCCACCGCTGGATTCTGGCAGAGGATGATATCCGTGCCCACATCGCCGCCCTCGAAGCCCAAAATCAGGTAGCGGAGACGGCTGCAATCGAAGGCGTAATCGATCTCCTGAACGATGCGCAGCTTCCCTTCGACACTAAACGTCCGGGCGGAATCACCGTCGAAGGTAACGGATATGGGTTCTGGTTCGTTGCTGATACTCGTGAGCGTATCGGGGCTCCATTAACTGCCCGCGAGATTGCAGAGTTGATACATGCCCGCCAAGCCCTCGCCCAGATCGACCAGCAGAAAGAGGTAGGGGATGAGTGATCGACCGTATCAATGGCGCTGTGTGGCCGGTCTTTTGAAGCCGTCCCCGTCCTCGTATGAGATGAGGGGTGAACGCGACGAGGCGGCGCGAAGGCACATTTTGTTGTGGGGCTGCACTCGCGTCCAAATCCGCGACCCCGGTAGCGACTGGAAGCCGTACAAGCCGTGACCACCCTCCTAAACGATCGAGCGCGGTTGAAGCTGGCGGTCAGCGAGAAGAGGCACGAGTACGTTGACCCGCGCTACGAGGAATGGGAACTTTCCGACTGGGAACGATCGCGGCGGCGGAATGACGAGCTTGCGCGGCAGTACGTCGAGAACGGGACAGACCCAGATGTGCTGGCCGATCTGGTGGGGTTAGCTCGGTCTGACGTGCGGAGGATGCTGCGCCGCCGAGGATTGTTGCCCAGCAACCCCCGACTACTGCGGTTTTATCCCCAATCCGATTGTCACGCCGGCACGCTCAAGGTACCCGCTGCGATCGGTTGTCATCTCAACCGCGATGCGCGCTTCACCTGCGAGCTCGTGGAGGACGGCATCCTGTATCGGCGGGCTGATAAAGGGCGGGCGGCGTGAAGCCGCGCTTGCTCGACCTGTATGCAGGGGCTGGCGGCGCTGCGCGCGGGTATCAACAGGCAGGCTTCTACGTGGTGGGCGTGGACAACAAGCCCCAACCACACTACGCGGGCGACGAGTTCGTTCAAGCGGACGCGCTGGAAGTCCTACGTGGTGATTGGCCGCCCTATCCGAGCGGCGATCCTTCTGGGCACTACCACGAAATCTACTACCAGTTGCGGCGGCAGGTCGATCTACGTCGTTTCGACGCGATCCATGCGAGCCCGCCGTGCCAACGGTATTCGCTAATAGCTCGCAATACGGGAGTGGCGGGCAACCACCCCGATCTCGTTGCCGCGACTCGTGAGCTCCTCGTCGCAACCGGGCTCCCGTACGTCATCGAGAACGTCAAGGGCTCGCCACTAATCAACCCCGTGAAGATCAACGGGGGGTCGCTGGGGCTCGGATCTGGCGACATGGATCTCCCGCGTGAGCGTCACTTCGAGCTCAGTTTTCCGTTCAACGGTCTGATCCCGCCGCCATCCCGCCAGCGCCGTCATTCAATGGGTGTCTATGGGCACGGGACGAACGCCTGGCACCGAGAGAAGATTGGGCGCAACCTCCGCGTTGCTGAGATGCGCGAGGCGATGGGCATTGACTGGATGAACCGCAACGAGCTCTCGCAGGCCATCCCCCCCGCCTACACAGAATTGATCGGCGCTCAACTCCTCCAGCACATTCAGAGCGAGCGTGCAGCGTGAGGACTTTCACCTTCCCTGGTGAGCCTGTACCGAAAGGTCGGCCGCGCTCCAATCGAAGCGGCCATACGTACACGCCAGCACGTACCAAACAGGCCGAGGACGCGATCCGCTGGCAACTCAAGGCGCAGGGTGCCAAGCCGACCAGCGAACCGGTAGAGGTGGTTTTTCACTTTTCATGCAAATCGAAAACAGCAGACCTCGATAACCTCGTGAAGCTCTGTCTCGATGCTTGCCAAGGTTTCCTATGGGAGAACGATAGGCAAGTCTGCCGGATCGTTGCCGAGGTCGAGCGTGGGGCCGCTGAGCCGCAGACACAGTTACTAGTGATCGAGCAGACGTTGAGGGGGGCGGCGGCGTGAGGACAAGCCGCCGCACCGGGGAACGTAGTTTCATCAGCTATACCGAACTCCGGCAGTTGCACCAACTACATGTCGGGGTTGAGCGGCTTTCGATGCGCGAACTCGCCCGCCGGACGTATAAGCGATTCGGCTACTCGTCGGCTGGTAGTTGCGTCCGAGCGATTCACGACGGTTGGCGAGCGCTAGGGCTTAAGACGCGCGGGCGCGTCGAAATGATCCGTGAGATGCAGGCGACAGACGGACTCTTTCCTCGGGATAGAGAAGAGCGACGCCGACGATGCCACGCCGCTGGTCTGACGCTGCACGGGACCCCTCTTCGTCCACCTTGTCGGGGATTAACGAAACGCGGTACTCACTGCCAGCAAGCGTCTACCAAGAGCGGTTACTGCTGGATTCATGACCCTGAGAGATTGGAGCGTGCGGCGTAATGTATCCTCCCAAGTTCGGCGGGCGGCCTACTCCTCGTGCGGTTGGTAGCTGCGCGACAGGTCGCCTGCCGTCCTCTCTCCCCGGTAAAATAGGGGTTGGCTACCAACCAACTACCGAGGAGATGTGATGGCTGTTCGTCCTAAAGATCGCTTCGAGGTTTTCAAGCGCGACGGCTTCACCTGCGCGTACTGCGGGCACCATCCGCCAGACGTAACGCTCGAGGTCGATCACATCATCCCGGTAAAGGAAGGAGGCTCTGACGACCAAGAAAACCTAGTCACAGCCTGTTGGGACTGCAACCGTGGTAAGGGCGCTAAGCCTCTCGAGGCAGAACCACCGGCCCTTCCCGACCTCAAGAAACGCGCCGAGCTAATCAAAGAACGCGAGCGCCAGCTACGCGCCTACCACGAAGCGCGTCAAGAGATCGTAGAGAGACGCGAGGCTCAGTTCGATGAGGCGTGGACGCATTGGTTCGACGTTTGGGGCCGAGAGACTATGCCGCGCTGGCATACGCCCTGGGAGTCCACTCTGAGAACGTACATCGACAAGTTAGGTCTGGCCGAGGTAATCGAGGCGATGGACATAGCTCGAGCACGGTTCAACTACATCTCCACCAACGCCGTTCGCTACTTCGCCGGAGTCTTGAAACGGAAACTCGCGGAGGCCGAAGGGCGTCTCAAACTCTGCACGGTCTGCGAGAAGTGGATTGTACTTGAGCCGGGGGAAGATACCACTTCCGAATGGCACCACGCGAATTGCGAGAAGGCGACTAATGGCTAGGCAGCGTTTCATCTGGCCGGATATCTGGAGCGATCCTAACTTCGCCAAGCTGAGCCCGAACGGCAAAGTCTTCTACATCGGGCTGTTCTCGAACGCCGACGATGAGGGTCGAATCATGGCCGATCCGGCGTACCTGAAAAGCATGATCTGGCCGTGCGAACCGAAACGAAAGGTCAGCGAAACTCTGCGAACCCGTTCTGAAGTGATTTATAGCATGCGAAATGTGAAGCTCTACAAGCGCGGCGGGAACGAATATATCCAGCTCTTAGACTGGCATAAATGGCAGAGTCCGAAGTACCCACAACCCTCAAAACTCCCTGCACCACGCGGGTTTATCTCTCACGTTATAGGCCCGAACGATTCCGGGAAGTATTCCTGGAATCGTTCCGGGAATGGTTCCGGGAATGGTTCCGGAAGCGATTCCTCTATGGGATGGGAAGGGTAGGGAAGGGATGAAATACCTTAGTACAACAACAGCCGTAGCTAGGGGACCTGTTGCTGAATCCTGATTTGGAAATCAAGCTTTGCTCATTGGGTTGGTGGGATTCGCAACGCACCAAGGCCGAGAGCAACCCCGAGCTTGCTGAAGCGTGGGCTGACCTCGCCATCGCTACGCCCGGCATCTCAAACCCTGGTGCCTTCGCCTGGTCGGGCTTCATCTCTGGCGTCGAGCCGGTGAAGGGTAAGCCCGAAGGCTGGACGGGCTACTCGTTTATTCGAGGCACACACTCCGGCAAGTACGTTCGAGACCCTGACGGCTACGACCGGCTGCCACCGGGATATGAGCCGCCGACCGAAGAAAGGAAAGCATCGTGATCGATTCAAAACTTCAGGAGGTCATCACCAACCTCGTAGCTATTTGTGGGTCGTTGTCTTCAACGCTCGACAAACAGATCGCGCTCAACGTGACAACAGATTGGCGGTTGAAGCGCCTAGAGGCAATCGGGCGGGGAGAGCCAATACCCGAGCCGCCTACTGAGGAGAGGAAGGCAAACTGATGAAACGATCTACCACTAGGACGGTGCTCGGAGGGTTTTTAATCGCTATCGCAGTCGCCACAGTCTTTATTTGGATCTGCGCTGGAATAGTTCTAAGTCTCGGTGCTGACGCCGGTTGCGTCTCTCACGGCTACCGAGAGTCAAACATTACCTGGAATCTTCACCGTTACTGCGTTGTGAGGGTCGATCAGACAGATCGCGTCGTGCCTTACGGCTACGCGATGAAACACCCGGTCGGGATTCGATGATGATCTCCCGCATAACAGCGCTGATAGCGAAGGCTAGGCACTTATTGTCCGAGCAAGATCGTCTCGGGATGCCGAAGAACGAACTACTCTCGCAGCTGACTGAATCCTCAGCGCTCATGCTGGAAGTGGTGAGGTGCGCCGAGTGGGCCTACCAACACAACGAAGTGGCGGGCTATGAAATGGCGATTGAGGAATTAAAGGACTACTGTGCCGAACTACCCGAGGAGGAGAAGTGACCGCTTGCGACAACTGCCCAAAGGAAGCGACTTGGGTAGGAACGATCTGGTTGCGGCGCATCCGAAGCCGCAGACCTGGCAAGGAGGCTTACCCGAACCTCTGCGACTCCTGCGCCGCGCCGATCATCGAGTTGCTGGAGGTGAAGAAGTGACAGCGGTAGTCGTCCATTACGCTCGCCACTTTGTTGAGTATGACGAGGAGTGCGAAACGATGGAGGAAGCGGTCGAGTTCATCACAGGGCAAGAGGATGCGGGGAATATCTACGCAATCTCAATAGCGCGAGACGGCGTGATGCTCGCTGACCACCTAAGTCCGTTTGAGCCGTGGCGTGCTCTCACAAACGAACCGATACCAATAGGACTACGCAGCTGAGCAACGTCCGCCGCGCTATCTAGTATGCCATCGTGAACTCGGAATCGTTTAGGCGCCGTTGACCTATGCCGACCTTCCCTCCGACTATCGGGCGCTGTGCGAGCAGCTACTTACGCCAGCCGAGCTTGAGGCGTACAAACTGTGGGAAGACGATCTTGGCTATGGACGCATCGCGCTCAAGCTCAGGCTCAAGAGCACGTCAACTGCTCGGGGTAGGGTAGTCAGAGCTCGTGAAAAACTCATCGCACACATCGGCGCTGAAACCCTTGATACAGGTGGCGATCCCGTACGAGAGTCGTCTGGTGATGACGGTACGGCACCGGGAAGAGCAGCGTGAGATGATCGAACGATCTGAACGTATCGCTCGAGATACCGGAACGTCAACGGGCAAGGTGGTCAAGGTGACGCTGGCGATGAAGGCAGAACCGGGGGACCTCCGGGGCCTGCCTTGTGAAGGTTCTGGAATAGGTGGTTCGATTTATGGCAGGCGACCAGGCGATGACTCTGAGCGCGCCGAGAGAGACGAGCGTTACATTGAGCGGCGCCGAGCTAAAGGCGATGCGCCGGGGAGGACCAGGCCGGGCGGGTTTATCGATCGGGAGGCAGCGGCGTAATGGAGACGGTGAGCGCTCGTTGTGACAGTTGCGGGCAGAGGGGGGCGAGTGTATTTGTGGAGATCGCTCTAGACCCCCACCCCTACTACGATCCGTCTACGTCATTCAGCTACATAGACCGCCTGTATCTCTGCCCTTCCTGCGCAGAGCCGCTTGAGGAGCTGGTGGTGAGCAGCCACCAGCCACAAGCATCTAATCATTTTTCGAGTCTTCCCCAATAAAGCGATTAGCAGGGGTTTTGTAAACGGGCGCATCCTGTCGGCTGAATACGCAGTCAATCGCGCATATATGCCGTCCGACTCTATGTGATACGCTATAGCTAGTAACCTATCCCCTCCGGCCGCGAAAGCGAGCAGGCAGGGCTTACGGGCGAACTTTACCCTCAAACCGCTTCGGCGGTTTTTCTACATGACGAATGAAACGAAAGCGCCTCAAACCGGTGCAGCTTTCTGACGTTCCGCTCGAGGATCGTAAGCGGGCGGCCCGTATGCTCGCAGAGCAGGAGATCGACCCCGCCGATCGGGAGCTGCTGATGCTCGCTGCCGAGTTTCCGAGCTCGCAGGTCTACTACATCGTTGAGGACGCGGCGTGATCGACCAGCGTCTAATTGCGCTCAGGGAGTATCCGGCAAGGGAACTGGACATTGAGGTACGGCGAGCGCTACGAGACAAGACGGAAGATCCGACCATCCTTGAGGCTCGGGCGTTATTCGTAACAGGTTTGCGCCGGCAATGTCTCTGGCCGCTTCAGTATCGGAAGAAGCGATGAGCCAACGATGCACAGCGCATTCCTCGAGAACGGGCGCACCCTGCAAGCACTACGCGATCAAGGGCGGGACGGTCTGCCGTACTCATGGAGGGGCAGCGCCGCAGGTAAAGGCGAAGGCCGAGGAACGCATAGCGCTGGCGGCACAGGACGCGCTCCAGTTGCTGTTGTTCCATCTCGGCTACGACCTCGAACAGTTGAAGCAAATGCTCGACTCAGAGGGCGAGATCAAGTCCGTAGAGCTCAAGGTGGCATACGGCGACCTACTCAGCACGGTCAAGGAAATGACGAAGCTGGGCGAACTGCTCGCCGGCAGACCGACCGGACGCAGCAAGGTCGAGATAACAGAGGAGTCCGAGTTTGACCGAGAGTTTAAGCGGCTCCTGGGAATCATGGCCGCTCGAGGAAAAGATCAGGCTCTGGGCGCAGATTCGGGCAGCGGCATGGCGTCAGACAGCGAGACGAGAGCAGCTTCCTCCTGATGGCGACTGGCGTATCTGGTACTCGGTCGGGGGTCGTGGTTCGGGCAAGACTCGCGGCGGATCAGAGAATTTCGCCGATCTCATTCTTGAGCGAGCTCAGGACCCTGGCGGCGAGTGGGGCGTCGTCGCGCCGACCTGGGACAAGGACGCTAGGGCAGTCTGCGTCGAGGGGCCTTCGGGGCTTCTCCGTACGCTCGGACCGGCAGTCAAGGACTGGAACCGGTCAATGGGCGAGCTGCACCTACACACTGGTGCCCGTATCTACATCACTTCCGCTGACGACGGGGCACGCCACATCCAAGGCAAGGACTTACGTGGTCTCTGGGCTGAGGAAATAGGACTGTGGCAGAACTGGCAAATGGCATGGGACGAGTCGATCGCCTTCGCGGTCAGGCAGGAACCAGGCAAGATCCTCGTTACCGGCACGCCCAAAAAGGGACACCCGTTAGTACGTCGGCTCCTAAGCGATCCCGAGGTCAGGGTATCGAGGATGCGGACGCTCGACAACGCCGCGAATCTAAACCCCGCTTCTCTGCAAGCCATGATCGACCGCTACGCCGGGACGCTGCTCGGCCGGCAGGAGCTCGACGGCGAACTGATAGACGACGTATCGGGCGCGCTCTGGCTGCGCTCGGACATTCTCTACTTGCCCGCACCGCTCGATATGACGCGGATCGTGGTAGCCGTCGATCCATCCGGCGCGAAAGACCCCGAATCGGGAAACGACGCAATCGGCATATCAGTCTGCGGCTTCGACTCCTACACTCAGTACGGTCACGTCCTAGCCGACTACTCGCTGACGGACGGGCCTGCGGTCTGGGCGAAGCGCGCAATACAGGCGTATCACCAGCACGAGGCCGATCTGATTGTTGCCGAGTCGAACTTCGGCGGCGAGATGGTCAGGCACACGATCCATGCCGTCGATCCCAAGGTGCCGGTCAAGCTGATTCATGCCTCACGGGGCAAGCAGCAACGCGCCGAACCTGTAGCGATGCTCTACAAGGGCGGCAGGGTCTATCACACTCATCCGATGCCCGAGCTGGAAGACGAGCTTGCAACCTGGGTGCCGGGCGAGACGAAGCAATCACCGAACCGACTCGATGCAGTTGTCTGGGCGCTGACTGAACTGATGCTCACTTCGACGCAGGCCAAGGTCATGTCGGCTAAGCGGTTTGGCGAGGAGCCGATCTACAGGCGGGGCGATCTGACGTTGGTGGGCGAGCGCTTTATCGACAAGGAGCGATGATGGAAGCAACCTTTCAGTTCACTCCCTCAACAGCCGGGGACTTCTGGACGTGCTGGCGCTGCAAGGCACAAGTGCCGAACGGTTGCACGCACTCATGCCCTACCGGGGTTTACCCGTCGCCGGGAGTATGGCCACCCTCTCAACCTGACCCGCCCGCAGTAAAGCTAGACCCGTTCTTTGAGATCCAAAGGATTGCCGGAGCGCTTGAGCGAATAGCGGCCGCACTAGAGAAGGGCGCTCGGGGTGACGCATAAACCTCTCACAACCCGCATAAACTTGGGCAATATCACCCGAACTATGCAAACGACCATGACGCCAACGCAAACCCCCTGCTATTCACGCTTTCGAGAAGGACTCGAATAATAGTTAGAGGCTTCGCCGACGCCGAGTACGGCACAACCCTAGTTCGAGCATCGCGGCCGGATATTACGCTGCTCGACATCACCTGTGTAGGCGATACCTGCCCGACCTACATCGAAATGTGGCGCGGCTGGCGCGTTGAGTGCTGGTCTGATTGGGAGTGGGAAGAGTGAGTAGATACCGCGAATGGCGGTGGTTCGCGTACTACCGGGGCCAGTACGACGGCTCGGGTGAATGGGATATGCCGTGCATCGTCCTCTCTGTTGGTCACTTTGTAATCAGCTTCGGTTGGAGCCGCAATGCCCGATAACGCCGTCCTCTCCCAGCGCGATCAAGACTTCCTGAAGGAGTGCGCCAGCTTCAGCGATGCACGGCTCGACGCATACGCTCTTTACGAGAGCTACTACGACGGCGATCAGAACGTCAAGCTGACCGATCGAACCAAGAAGTTCCTAGAGCAGCACGGCTCACAGGTCAAGTGGTGCGAGAACTTCTGCGAGCCCGTAGTTGACATCCTGGCCGAGCGCCTAGTCCTTACGGGCTTCGGCATCTACGCGGGCGACGAACCCAAGAAGCCGTCGATACTCAAGCGGCTGGTCGGCAAGAAGACCGAGGACGTGACCGAGCAGCTGCACGCTTACGTGGACGACCTACTCGAACAGAACCACGTTGACTCGATGCAGGACGTGGCGCATACCACGGCGCTCGTCAAGGGTGACGTGTTCCTGGTCGCTTACGTCGAGGACGGGAAGCCCTGTCTGACCTGGAATCCGCCCGAGAACTTCAAGGTGCTCTACTCGAAAGAGAAGCCCGACGAGATGGCGCTGGCGATCAAGCGCTGGACTACGAACGAGGAGACGCCGCAGAATCCAGAGGGCGACGAGATCACCCGGATGAACCTTTACTACCCGAACCAGGTCGAGAAGTATTACCAAGCCGGGACGGATGGCCCGTGGAGCCGTTGGCAGACCGAGGGCGAGTCATGGCCGGTCACTTGGCCTGGCATGACAGTCTTCCACCTGAAGTACAAGTCGCTCGGCAGGTCGTATGGGCGATCGCGCGAGAAGGCGGCGATCCCGTTCCAGGACGAGCTCAACAAGCAGGTAGTCGATCTGAACATGGTCATGGATCACCTGGGCTGGCCGCAACGCTACGCCTTCGGGGTGGACATCGATCAAGGTCAGCTCGACGCCATGATCGGTGACTACCTGACCAGCGGCAACGCTGAAACGAAGGTCGGACAATTCGACGCTGCCGATCCATCAGGCATCCTCGACTCGATCGAGCAGATACTGTCCCGTCTTGCCCGTCGCTGCCGTATCCCGCTCCACCTCATTACGACCGGAGCCGTGCCAAGCGGTGAATCCTTTAAGGCGGCTAACGCCGGCATCGACAGCACGGCCCGTCTGACTCAGACAGAATGGGGCTCGGTGTGGGAGAATGCCGTCAGGATGCTGATCCGGCTCGGGCAGGTTTACGGCGACGCACCAGACGCCGATCTCGACACGCTGACGATCCGCTGCGAGTGGGAGCAGCCCGACTATGGAAACGAGAAGGAGCATCTTGAAGCGGCGGTGCTCAAGAAGGAGCTTGGCGTCTCTAACGATACGCTGCTGACCGAACTGGGCTACAACCCCGAAGAGGAACGAGAGAAGCGGGCAAGCGAGCTGGCAGAGTCCAAGCAGCGCGCCGACATGTTCTTCAACGCTGGAAACGCCGAGGGTGCGGCGAACGAGGAACCCGCTGCGACCGATGAGGAGCAGGCCGCGTGAGCGTTTCAAAGATTTGGAGCCTCGCTTCCGCCAGGATGCGCGAGGCTTTTTCTTCCCCGTTCGTTGAATCGGGCGGGTGCTGGGCCTCCGGCCTAGCGAATAGCCACCCAGTCACTAGTGGGCTGGGTTGTGTATCGGGCGGCGATCACTCTCAGCACCGGGGAGCCGGACCGTCCTTATTGCGCCACTGGCTTGGTGCCGCCTGGGTTGATCGCCGGGTAGAAGCGGTGGCAATCGTTCATCCGGGGCAAGCCTAGTGACCGTAGACACTCACCCTATCGGCAACCTCGTGGCTGAAGTCATGGACGAGATCGAGGAGACGTACGGCGACGATGCCAGTCTAGGAATCTTCGCGATCGTGGCTGAGATCAACATCGATGAGGACGACGGCCCCGGAACGACCTGCATCATCTACCGCTGTAACGACAATCGGACGTGGATTCAATCTGGCCTCTTCGAAGAAGCCAAGGTTGCGGCCACTAATCCCGTCCCGATAGACGACGAAGAATGAGCCGTCGGCAGAAACTCAACGAGCAGCGGAAACGACTGCTCGGGCGAGAGCGTGCCGTAATCCTCGAAATGAGAAACGCCTACGGCAAGGCCTGGAAGTCGATCAACTCGGAACTAGGCAAGCTGACGACGCAGATCAAAGCGGCGAAGGCGGCAGGCGAGACGGTCAACGCGACATGGCTACTAAGACAGCGCAGACTTGAATCGGTCGAGAGAACGGTAGCCGCCGAGATTCGCGTCCTGGTTGACCTGCTCGATCGGACGATCACTGACGCGCAGATGACCGCAGCCTTTGAGGGGCGGATGGATGCGGCCGAGCTGATCCGTGAATCGATGGGCGTCGGGCCAGGCGGTGGGATGTTCGATCCCGTTATCCCTCGGCTCGTACCAGAGGAGCTGATCCGGCGGGTTGCGGCAGGAACCGCGCTCTCGAAACGTCTTGAAGCACTCGGCGCTGATGCTGTGCAGGAGATCCGGCAGGGGCTACTCCGTGGAGTATTGCTCGGCAAGAACCCCAGAGAGGTCGCGCGCGGTATTCGTAGCGCACTCGACGGGAACCGCTGGCGTGCGAACGTGATTGCGCGTACCGAGATGCTAGGCGTCTACCGGCAAGCCGCGTCCGAGGCGTACAAGGCCAACGATGTAGTCGAGGGTTGGATCTGGTCAAGCGCTCAAGACGATCGCACTTGTGAAATCTGCTGGGCTGAGGACGGGTCGGTTCACAAGGACGAGGAGACGCTTTCGAGTCATCCGTGTTGTTTCGTCGCAGGCGTTCTCGTTGGTGGGCCGCGTGCTGAGGCAGCGACCACTAGGTATTACGAGGGCACCCTAGTCATTCTGACGACCATTGGAGGGGTGCGGGTACCCGTCACCCCAAATCACCCTCTTCTGACGCGGAAGGGATGGCTTGCTGCGGGCGATCTGCGTGAAGGTGACTATCTCATCCGCGATGATTTCGCAAAGCGGGTGGTTACGACGAATCCAGACGATAAAAACATGCCAACCCGCATCGAACAGGTAGCGGATGCGCTCAGGCTCGCGGGCAATGTGTCTTCCGCTTTTGTGCCATCCACCTCCATAGATTTCCACGGCGACGGGTTCGATAGCAACGTCGATGTTGTATGGGCCAACCGCTTTTTGGAGTCGGGGGCAGAGACCGCGCTTCTCAAGCCAACATGCAAGGGCGAGTTCGGTAGGGCCGATTCCGGTCTGCCTCGCCTCCCTCGTGGCGGCACGCCTAGTACGTTCGGTAAGAGTCTGCTTGCGGCCCCTCGCAGCGGCATTCGCGGCGGATGTGTTTCTGCGATTTTCTCCGGCGGTGCGCTCACGCATCATCAGCCGGTTGGCTTCGATGATGTCGCGCCGAGAAACCCCGCATTCAATGAGTCGGCGATTGATAACACTGCGAGCGACGCCGAGCGACTTGGCAAGGCTGTTCTCGGACTCACCAGCCTCATAACGGCGGATGAGGTTGTCAACGTCGAGCGCGTAGCGTTTCATGGCTTGGTCTATAACCTCCAGACTCAGGGGGGATGGTACAGCGCTAATGGGATTATAGCCCATAACTGCCGATGTGCGATGGAGCCGGTCACGCAGTCATGGGAATCGCTCGGCTTCAAGGGCATCCCCGAATCCGTACCCGCTCGAGCCACCGGCGCTACCCGTTTCGCCAAGTTACCGCCCACGTCACAGCGCAAGATCCTCGGCCCTGGCAAGTTCGACCTCTACAAGTCGGGCAAGCTGAAGCTGAGCGACCTACCCGTCAAGACGCGCTCGGACTTCGGACCGGGGTTGCGTACCAAGTCACTCAAAGAGCTAGCCAACTAGGAAAGGACCGGATCGGATGATCCAGTTAATTCGCATAGAGGCCGAGGCGGATACCTTGGCCGAGGTCGTTCAGGACTTGGACGATCTGACAAAGAAGATCGGAACGAAACTTGAAGTGCATGACGAGAACTACCACCGCGTTACAAGCAAGCTGTTTAAGGGGCGCCGCGTATTCAAGTTGGGCGATCCCGACTCTCCCGGCACAACCTTCACGTTCAATTTGCCAAGCAACGCGGTTACAACATGCACGTAAAAAGTCTCGTTAACCGTCTTGCGGGGAAGTTCCGCGAGGACGAAAAGCTCTGGGAATACATCGTTGTGTTCGCAGCGGATACCGAAGAGCAGGCCGAAGAATTCTGGGATGCAGCGCTCGTCGGTATGGGATGTGTCGCCATGCAGTCGGAGAGCGACGAACCCTGTACCTGCCCGCATCACCGCTTCAGTTGCCTGAGACCACTAGGAAGCTAAGGAAAGGACGAGATGTCCCCAAAACAGGGTGAGACACCCACACCTAAGCGCGGTCCGGGAAGGCCGCGAAAGACTCCTGAGATCATTTCCATGCCGGGAGATACGCCGATGAAGATCAGCGCCCAGGAACTTGCCGAGATGTGCGAGAAGGCAAGGGAAGCGGGCTACCGCGAAGGCTGGGACGCGGCGCAAGCGAAGAACCGCCTACCGCTGTTCGAGGCCGCCCGCAAATGGGGCTTTGAGCACGCGGCACAGATCGCAGGCTTTAGGACGTTCCTCGATGCTGACAACGCCGGACTGTTCTCCGAGATTCAGGCCGAGTACCCGGACGAGAAGCTGATCCGATCCGATCGCCAGTTGATCTTCGATCAGGTCAAGCGGCATCTACGGCGCAAGGAAGCGCTGGCGGATACGACCGTGGAACTTTCAGCGGGGCGGAAGAACGAGCTGCGCCGCACAACCAAAGACTTCGAAGAAATCGTGGTGAGCTGAGATGGCTGACGAAACCAACACCGACACGACCACCAACGCTGGCGATACGTCGGCCAACGATGTGAACAAGGATGCCAAGACGGATACCGCTACCGCTAAGAGCGACAAGCCACTCGGCAAAGACGGCACACCTTTTGACCCCGAACGCGCTCAGCACACGATCGAGACGCTACGCACTGAGTCAGCGGAACGGGAGAAAGAGCGAAAGGCACTAGAGGCCAAGCTTAAGGAATACGAGGACGCCAACCTATCTGAGAAAGAGAAGTTGGAGAAGGCCGCAACGGAACGAGCGCGAGAAGCAGCTGATCTCGCGACTCGACTCCAGGAAGCGCGCATGAAGCTCGGCGTTTACGCGGCATCCGCAAAGCTCGGATGCGCTGACCCCGATCTTGCGCTAGCGGCACTAGATCGATCCAAGATCAAGTACGACGAGTCGGGAGAGCCGACCAACATCGAGGATGAGCTAGGAGCTCTGCTCGAATCCAAGCCAATTCTCAAAGGTGAACCCGGCAAGCCGACAGCACCCAGCCTAGATGCTGGCGCTGCTGCACGGCAGGCAGGCCCGACTCCGAAACTCACTGAAGCTCAACTAGAGCAGGCCAAAGCAGCGGGCGGAACCGAGCGATACGTCGCATTCGGTGAAGCACGAACCATCGATCAGATGGCCGCTGTCTATGACCGCAGCAAGTCGAAGGAACCGGCCGCCGGGGGTAGCCAGAACTAGAAGGAAGGAACTACCCCTATGAGCGCATATGGCTTCAAGTTTGCCTATCGCTTGGGTGGTGGCCAGCCGACAATCCAGGAAGCAGTTTTCCAGGATACCGAGACGCTCACTAAGGGCGATATGTTGTCGATCATCGCCGGTTCCGCCGATCTTGGCGCATCCGACGCTGCGACACTCGCCGGAGCAGCCCTGGAAACAGTCGCAGGCACCACCGCAGTAAGCACTATCCGTCTCATCACGGACAGGGACGCCGTTTACTCCGTTTACGACGCCAATGCCCGGAAGAACGGAACCGTCCTCGACATTGACGGTACGACCGGCGCGATGACGCTCGCGGCCGACGTCCACCACGACGTGATCGTGGTTGCGGACTCGTCTGCGACCGAAGACACGCTCGTCACCTTTGTCGAGGGTTCCCACTACACGTCAGTTCAGAAGACCTGAGGAGGTGACTGATAATGCCAATGACAGTTGATTACTTCGCAAATGCAGTCGATCCTCGCGTCCGGGAGTGGTTCTATCTCGGATACTCAGGTGAAGGCCGCCGCGCGTCCATGATCTCTCGGCTGTTCAACATGCAGAGCTCACAGTACGCGAACGAGAAGGTTGACGGCCTCGGCGGGATTCCGTCGAGCGGTTGGAACTTCGAAGACTCAGGACGGCTTCAGGAAGCTGAGCCGGTCATGGGTTACGAGGAAACCTTCAACCATCACGAGTTCGGCCGGAAGATCAGTGCCGAGCGCAAGCTGGTTGACGACAATCGCGTCCAGAAGTTGCTCGACGCTGCTGGCCTGGTTGGTGACTCCGCTTTCCGCGTTCGCGAGAAGGCCGGAGCCAACGTGTTCATTAACGCCTTCTCGTCTGCGACGAGTACGACGCTCGATGACTACGGCACCGACACGACCGGCCCGGATTCGGTTGCGCTCTGTTCCGCCGCGCACCCGACTTCGCCGCTCGACTCCACGGCCCTCAACAATGAGGGGACGCTTGCTCTGAGCGCTACGAACGTGGCTACAACCCGTCAGCTCCACATGGCGATGACGGACATGAACGGTGACCTCCTGAACGTGATGCCGGACGAGATTCTTGTCCCGCCCGAGCTTGAGGACACGCTGCTCACGATCGTTCGCTCCGGGCTTGACCCGGCTTCAGCCAACAACGCGATCAACCCGCAGGCCGGCCGTTTCCAGCCGCTCGTGTGGCACTACCTGACCGACGCTACAGCCTGGTTCATGATGGACTCGGGTCTGCGTCGCCAGAGCCTCCGCTGGTACGACCGCGTACCGCTCGAGGTTGGTGCTCCGGTGGTCGATTCGGTCGGAACGCTGGCCGTGACTTGGCCCGCCTACATGCGGTTCAGCCTCGGTTGGACCGA